GCTGAACCCGAATACGATAAAGCTGCTGGCAGAGGATCTGAGAATTCTGGAATCAAACGACCTAAATTACGGAATCTTGGGGGCTAGGTCTGACTATGTATTGCCAGATCAAAATATCAGGTTCCCTGTAGAGGATGACAGTAGGGTAGGGCTAAGGTGGCGCAGTGAGGCGCAGATCAAGGAAACGAATGTAATCGCGCCAATATTTGCCAGCATAAGCAGGAAGGCATGGAATACGGCTAAGTTTCCTAGTACAAATTGGTATTCCGATAATATAATATGCCATGACCTGCAACAGGCAGGATTTAGGCATTTTGTGTCAAGGGCTTATGTGCATCATGCAGGAAGCCAGACGGTAGGCACAGACTTCAAGAAATGCCATGAGGAACCGCGAGAGTGGATAAAGGCTAACAGGCCGGATATGTACGAAGTTTTTTACGCATGACACCTGAAAGGTAGTGCAAGTGCAAATTAAACAAGTAGCGGTTGAGAAACTCATCCCTTATGTCAGAAACAGCCGTACACATTCTGACGCTCAGGTAGCCCAAATAGCAGCCAGCATCAAAGAATTCGGCTGGACAAACCCCATATTAGTAGACGGAACCAACGGGATAATTGCCGGGCATGGCAGGTTATTGGCTGCAAGAAAGCTAGGCCAGACGGATGTTCCTGTAATTGAGTTAGCGCATATGACTGAAAGCCAGAAGAAGGCTTATGTTATTGCTGACAATCAATTAGCGATGAACGCAGGTTGGGATACGTCAATGCTAACGTTAGAGCTTTCTGACCTGAAGGAAGCTGGGTTCAGCTTAGATATTCTTGGCTTTGATCCAAAAGAGCTAGATAACCTGCTGGAGCCTGAACAGGTAGACGGGCTAACGGATGAGGATGCTGTTCCTGATATACCGGATGAGCCAGTTACTAAGCTAAGTGATATTTATCAACTTGGCAATCATCGGTTGATGTGTGGGGATAGTACGAGTATTGATGCCGTAGAGAAACTGATGAATGGCGTATATCCTGATTTGATTCATACAGACCCGCCCTACGGAATGAATGCAGTATCAAAATCTTCTGTTTTAAAGAAAAATTATAAAATTGATATTTTGGGAGATGACACACCAGATGTTGCTAAAGACTCATTCAGGTTGATTTATGGAATGTATCCTGAAGCAAAGCAAATATGGTGGGGGGCAAATTATTACTGCTCCGCATTGCCAGATAGCGAATGCTGGTTGGTATGGGATAAGAACAATGGTCAAAGTGACCAGACAGATTGCGAGCTTGCATGGGCAAATTTTAGAAGTGTTGTTAGGCAATTTACCAAAGCATCTGAAAAAACAAACAGAGTTCACCCAACACAAAAGCCGGTTGAATTAATGGAATGGATAATTAAGCGCTTTAATTTGTCAGCAAAGACCATTGCAGATTACTTTGGTGGAAGTGGAAGTACTCTTATCGCGGCAGAAAAACACAACATTACCGCATACATAATGGAGTTTGATCCAAGGTTCTGCGATGTAATAGTAAAGCGATGGGAAGACTTCACGGGCAAAAAGGCTGTATTATTGACTAATGATTAACATTTCCCCTTAATAAAATGAATGAACATATTGCAACAGAGGAAAACAAGCGATTAGTCGAAACATCGGCTGGATTAGGCTTGCCTCATGAACAAATAGGAGCGCTTATTGGCATAGATGATAAGACGCTGCGTAAGCATTACCGGGTTGAGCTTGATTTGGGTAAGGCTAAGGCAAGCGCACAGATAGCCAAGACGCTGTTTAACAAGGCGCAATCAGGTGATACGACTGCATTGATCTGGTGGACTAAGGCTCAGATGAAATGGGCTGAGACACAGAAGCAGGAATTGTCTGGGCCAGACGGTGGCGCTCAAATACATCAAGTTACATGGCAGAAGTAATCGAGATAGCTTATAAGCCGAGGGATCAGCAGCTAAAGATCCATGAGGCAGTAGATAACCACAGGTTTACGGTTGTAGTGGCCCATCGTCGTATGGGAAAAACTGTAAGCGCTATCAATCACTTGATAAAGGCTGCCATTGAGTGCAAGAAACCAAACCCACGATTTGCCTATATTGCTCCTACTTACGCTCAGTCTAAGCGTGTCGCTTGGGACTATCTGCTTGAGTTCACTCGCCCTTTGGGAGCTACTGCAAATATCTCGGAGCTACGGGTTGACTTCTGGGGAAGACGGATTAGTCTTTATGGTTCTGATAACGCTGATAGCTTGCGTGGTCAATACTTTGATGGTGTTGTACTGGATGAGATCGGAGATCAAAACCCTAAAATCTGGAACGAGGTCATCAGGCCAGCCCTAGCAGATAGGAATACAGACGATGCTCCTACGTGGTGTCTCTTTATTGGTACGCCTAAAGGTAAGAACCATTTTGCTGACTTTAGGGATCGCGCACAGACAGCGGAAGGCTGGAAGCTACTGGAGTTCAAGGCTAGTGACACAGGCATCCTCAGCGACAAAGAACTCTGGGGCGCTCGTAAGGAGATGGGGGAGGACAAGTACCAGCAGGAGTTTGAGTGTTCCTTTAACGCAGCGGTTGAGGGTAGTTATTATGGTCAGATTATTAACGATCTCGAAGCCAAAAATCGTATTACCACTATTGACAGGGATGATCTTTGCAAGTCTTTTGTTGCTTGGGATCTCGGTATGGGCGATTCTACTTGCCTCTGGATTTGCCAAATTGCTGGCAAAGAAGTGCGGCTTATCGACTGCGTCGAGAACCACGGAGTCGGTCTGGACTGGTATGTATCCTGGCTCAGAGAAAACAAGTACGAAGGCTTTGCACAGATACTCCCGCACGATGTGGAGGTAAGGGAGCTAGGCACTGGTCGCAGCCGTAAGGAAGTATTGCAGGAGGCAGGGTTGGACATTACGGTTGCGCCTCGACTGTCTATAGCTGATGGTATTCAGGCTGTTAGACGCTTGCTTCCTAGATGCTGGTTTGACCACAAGACTAAGGCTGGACTAGACGCTATTCGGAACTACCGTAGGGAATATAACGAGAAGCAACAGGTCTTCTACGACAAGCCATTACACGACTGGTCTAGCCACTACTCAGATGCCTTCAGATACTTGGCGATTGGGCTTGACGAGAGCGATGTTTCGTGGTCATCAGACTTGCCTATCAATACCAAATGGGTTGTATAATAAGCAAAATTCTTGCAAGGGTTTGCTATGAAGATGGATGAAGGCCAGATCAAGGGCATACTTGAAGCCGAGATAGATAACTCAATCGGCTACATTGAGACAGAAACCACAGAAGAACGTCGTAGAGCGTTGGATTATTACCTGCGTAACCCGTATGGTAATGAGGTAGAAGGCCGCAGCCAGATCGTTACTGGTGAGGTTGCTGAAGCTATTGACGGTGCATTGCCGCAACTTATCCGAGTATTTACGACTACTGAGGATATTGTCTATTTTGAGCCTAAGACTGCCAATGATGAGGAGTCTGCTAAACAGGCCACAGATTACTGTAACTGGGTGTTCTACCGTGAGAACGAGGGTCTACTGATCCTGCACAACTGGTTCAAAGATGCCCTGCTGCAAAAGGTTGGCGTAGTTAAGTCCTATTGGGATGCTAAGGAAGACGTTACCAAAGAGAAATACCAGAGCTTGACTGAGGATGAGATGGCTCTCTTGTTGTCTGATGAGTCGCTAGAAGTAGTCAGGCAGAGCGTAGAGATGGTTCCGGCTGGCGTGGATATGATGGGTATGCCTATCGAGGCTCCGTCTTACTCTGTGACTGTCAAGCGTGTTAATAAGTACGGCTGTGTGAAGATTGAGAATGTCCCTCCTGAGGAGTTCCTGATTTCCAAGGCTGCTCGGAATATCGAGGATGCTCCTTTTGTAGCTCATCGTAAGCTAATGCAGCGGTCAGAGTTGATTGCGCTTGGCTACGACAAAGATACCGTAGATGAGCTACCTTCTTATGATGACCTATCGTTCAGCCCTGAGCGTATTGCTCGGTTTAACGAGGGTGAACAGCCAGACGAAGCACAGAGCCTAGATCCTGCCATGCAGACGGTTGAGGTATACGAGTGCTATATTCGGATTGACGAGGATGAAGACGGTATTGCCGAACTGCATCGTATCGTTTACTGTGGTTCGGAGATCCTTGAAGATGAAGAATGCGACTATATTCCGTTCCATAGCATCTGCCCTATACCGATTCCGCATAAGTTCTTCGGTCAGTCTCTGGCAGATCGGACTATGGACATCCAGCTTATCAAGTCCACTATTACTCGTCAGTCTCTGGATAACCTCTACCTGACGAACAATAATCGGGTTGGTGCTGTTGATGGTCAGGTGAATCTGGATGACCTGCTGAATGCGACTCCTGGCGTTCT